TTGGATTTATGCTAACTATATATACAATTACATACAACGAGGAGCTAGTTTTGCCTCACTTTGTCAAGTGGTATAGAGAGCGTTTTCCTAATTGCAGAATAGTGGTTTATGATAATGAAAGCACAGATAATACAGAGCATATAGCAAATGATTTAGCGTGTGAAGTAGTTAGTTATTCCACAGATAATAAGCTATCAGATAGTGCTTATTTGACAATAAAAAACAATGTGTGGAAGTTAGCAGACACTGATTGGGTTATGGTCGTAGATTGCGACGAGTTTGTAGACGTTAACGAAAGTGATTTAATCGAATTTCAAAACAGTAAAAAGACAATTATTTCAGCAACTGCATACAATATGTGCAACGTCGAAGGCTTAACTGAATTAGCAGATATAAAGCATGGAGTCAGAGCAGAGCAATATGATAAGTCGATACTATTCAATAAGAGTTATATAAAAGAAATAAACTACGATGCTGGCTGCCATACTTGCAGTCCGAAGGGAGTGGTAAATTATGCAAAAGGATTGGTTAATCTATACCACATGATTTTAATTAATGAGCAATTTCTAGTAGACAAATACAAAAGGAATGCAGATAGAATGTCAGATGAGAATAAAAAGAATAAATGGGGACACCAGTATTTACAAAGTGAGGAGATTGTCAGAACAAGCTATAAACATGGATTAGAACTAGCTAAATTAATAAGATGAAAAAAATAAAACACAATTACCAATCTATGGAAGGTTGGTTTAATATGGAAAATGAATACCTAGAATTATTAGAGCAATGTCCAGACGGAGGTACATTTGTCGAGCTAGGGTGCTTTAAAGGCAAATCGACTTCGTTTATAGTTACCGAGATTATAAATCAAAATAGACCAATAGATTTTGTTGCAGTGGATTCTTTTGAGGGTGCGACTGATAGCAATGACAATAAGGAAGTAGAAGCCTACAATGGAATATCTGACATTGAGAAAGACTTTGACAAAAATACTAAGCTAATATCACACAATTTTAGTAAGGTCAAATCGCTATCGCACGAGGCTGCAAATTTATTTGAGGATAGTTCGGTAGACATTTGTTTTATCGATGCTGGTCATAGCTACGAAGCGGTGAAAAAAGATATTGAAAGTTGGCTACCTAAAATGAAAAAAGGCGGCATAATATCAGGTCATGATTATACTGCATGGGAAGGTGTTAATAAAGCGGTCAATGAACTGCTAGGAACGCCAGATAAAATAAGTAACGATTGTTGGTTTAAAAAAGTAATATGAACGAGATAGCTAATACAGGATTTTGGAATGGTGAAACTGCGCACAATCACCACGTGCATTCGGAGAATTTAAGTCAATGGATTTATGACTTTTGCATAAAAAAGAAAATACAATCAGTAACCGATTTCGGATGCGGTCTAGGTGAGTACCTTGCAAAGTTAAGTCCTATTGTAAGCAATGCAATAGGAGTCGAAGGTTCGATTCCAAAAGAAGCTAAGTTTGAATATATTATTCAAGGCGATTTAACTACGGATTTAAAGAGCAAAGCATTCACTTCTGATCTAGTTATAAGTTTAGAAGTAGGTGAACATATACCAGCTGAATTTATGGGAGTGTATTTAGACAATATTACAAACCATTCAGCAAAATATCTTATCACGTCATGGGCGGTTCGTGGTCAGGCTGGGTTTGGTCACGTCAATTGCCTAGACAATGCAGAAATAATACCTGAATTTGAAAAACGAGGGTTTAAATTACTAGAAAAAGAGACCGAAAAAGCTAGATTAATCATTGAAGATAAAGCGAATTGGTTCAGAAATACGCTATTTATTTTCAAAAATAACGCTCTCAAAGCCTAGTAAACACTACATTTTTAATATTTTTAACTTTCAACTATATAGATAGTTGTATATTTGCATACATTAATCACAAAATAAAATTAATCACATGACACCAACACAAATAATTAAAGCAGAATACAAAAGAAGAACAGATTTAGTAAATGACCTTAACTTTAGAAAACAATGTGTTAAAATGGCTAAAGCATTAGGAATAACAGCAGATGAATGGAATAAAGATAAAGTTCATATTATGTTAATATTCGCAAACAAAGTATGTCAATTGCAAAATCAAGCGGTGTAAAAGCCGCCTTTTATTAATCACAAAAACTAATTTAAAATGAAATTTATCAACGAAAAAAACTTAATAGGAGTTGATTTTTTAGGCGGCAAAAGCTATAGAAGTGTAGTAAAAAAAGACAACATGGGTTTTGCTTTAATGAAAACGGTAATACGCAAAGGTGGTCCGTATTTATGGCACTATAAAAATCATCTAGAAGCTTGCTATTGTATAAGCGGCAAAGGCTATTTAAAAGACCTTTCAACTGGAGAAAGTTTTAGCATACAAAAAGGCATAACTTATTTAGTAGACAATAATCAGCCTCATGAATTTACAGCATTAACTAAAGTGGTATTAGTTAGCGTATTTAACCCACCTCTAATTGGCAATGAAACACATGACAAAGAAGGTAATTATAATTAATAATATAAATAAAATTTAAAAAAAATGAAAGAAAAAATAAAAGAATTAATACCAGATTACGACAATTTAAGTGTAGATGAACAAATTGAAGCTATAAACACTTTAAAGGTAGCTTTACATGAAATATCTCCAATGAAAAACGAGCCAGTAGATTGCGTTTTATGGGTAAAAAATGATTTAGTCAGAGCTAATGACTACAACCCGAATGCAGTAGCACCGCCCGAAATGGAACTACTTAGACAGTCAATAATGGAAGACGGATACACACAACCAATTGTTTCATTTAAAGAAGACGAATTTATAACAGTAATAGACGGATTTCACCGAAATAGAGTTGGTAAAGAAGTTGAAGAAGTTAGGAATAGAGTACATGGGTTTCTGCCTGTTGTAAATATAAATCAATGGAAAGTAGGGAGGGGAGATAGAATGGCTTCTACTATTAGGCATAACAGAGCTAGGGGAACACACTCTATAGAGCTGATGAGTACAATTGTTTCCGAATTAGTTGAAATGGGAAAGGGAGACCCTTGGATATGTAAACATGTTGGAATGAGTATAGATGAATTGCTTAGATTAAAGCAAATAACCGGCTTAGCATCTTTATTTGAAAATAAAGATTTTTCTAAAGCATGGGAATATAATAATGAAGAAATAGATAACGATGTATGAAACAAATATATATAAATTATCTAGAATGGGAAGACTATCAAAATGGCATGTACGAAACTTCAAACAAAATTGACAAAGAAAAAATGATAGAATCTTGCATAGATTTATTATCTAATCCTGAGGAGTTCTATAGTGTTTGTATAAATCTTTGCAAAGATTGGAAAAATTCAACAGACGTAAATTTGTCAAATGTAATGCAAAATAGAAAAGCTTGGTTGGGAGCTGCGGCATGTTGTTATAAATATAATATTCCAGAATTTATAACTAGATTAGCATGGTCAAAAATAGATTGTAAAAATCAATATAGGGCAAACAATGTAGCAAACAAAATAATTAAAGAATATGAAAGAAAATATAATGGATTATATAAAAATGTGGGAGAATCGTTGTTATTCTAAAGGAATACCAGATGAAGCTCCAAGAGAATTAGAGGTAAGAAATAAAGTGCCTTCATATAGGCGCATTTGTTATTGCATTTTAAGAAATGATTATGCATTAAAATCTTTAGGCTATACACCAAAAAAATCACAGTATTATAGTGCATACAAAAAAATAGAAATAGATAATAGAAACAATTGTAAACAATTAAAATTAGATTTATGAGAAAATATTTAGAGACTACAGTTTATGAAGAATCAAAAAAAAGAATAAGATATATACTTGATAACTTTAAAAAAGTATATGTTTCATTTTCTGGAGGTAAAGATAGCGGTGTTATGTTAAATTTAATGATTGATGAGTTAAGAGAAAACTATGTAGGTAGAAAAGTTGGAGTTATGATATTAGACAATGAAGCAAACTACACAGATTCTTTAAACTTTATGCATTTAATTTTGCAAAAAAACTTAGACATATTAGATGTTTTTTGGTGCTGTTTGCCAATAACTTTACCATGTACGGTATCTAGTTATGAAATAGATTGGCAATGTTGGGGTGTAAATGATAAGCATAGATGGATTAGACCAATGCCAACAGAATCTTATGTAGTAAATATTGAAAACAATAAATTCCCATTTTTTAGAGAAAATATGGGGTATCAAGAATTTTGGGATAATTTTGGAGAATGGTATTCTGAGAGTGAAGATTGTGCTTGTCTTATAGGTATAAGAACTCATGAAAGTTTAAATAGATGGAGAGCTATAATGAACGAAGACAAACAAATGCATGGCAATCATATGTGGACTAAAAAAAATACAGAACATACATACAATTGTTATCCCATATATGATTGGAGAACTGAGGATATATGGATAGCAAATAATATAAATAATTGGGATTACAATAAATTATATGATGTTTTTTGGAAAGCAGGATTATCAATACATCAAATGAGGGTAGCTTCTCCGTTTATGAGTGAATCTAAGTCATCATTAAATTTATATAGAATTATAGACCCTCATGTATGGGCAACATTGTGCGCTCGAGTTAATGGAGCTAACTTTGTTTCAACATATGGAAAGCAATTGAATTATAATAGTTTTAATTTACCTAAAGGTCATACTTGGAAAACATTTGTTAAATTTCTACTTGACACGCTTCCAGAAAAATCTGCCGTAAATTTTAAGCAGCGATTTATTCAGTCTATTAGATATTGGGGTAGAATAGGTCGCGGATTGTCCCCTAGAATTATATCAGAATTAGACTTAAATAATATAAAATACTTTTTAAATGGTGTAAGTCCTCATGGTGGAAATAATTTAAGTAGAGTTATAATAAAATCTATACCAGACCATTTAGATATGCTTAAATGTCATAACTCAGATGTAATAAGTTGGAAAAGATACGGAATAACAATTTTAAAAAATGACCACACCTGCAAATATTTAGGTCTATCTCCAACTAAAGAGCAAATGGAAAGAATGAAATATATAAAAAACAAATATAAAAAGATTTAAAGAATCAAATGTTAAACAAGCTGAACTATTCTAATGGACTTACTTACTAATAGCTTTTTCCGATTCTATAAACTATTTTTCTATGCCGACATATTCAAAATGGAGGTGGACTATATAGACAAAAGTCTAGTAGACAAACGCCACCTTCTAAAAGCTCGTGAAATCAGTAATCAAATGAACGCATTTAAACTGAATATAAAGCGAGAATTTGCAGCCAAAGGCATAAAGTATGACGAAGTATTTGAAGACCTCTCTAATGAGAAAATATTCGCTATTATGAGCGTGGTAAACTCGATGCTATTAATGTCGGAATCTGATTGCTTAGAGTTTGAAAGAAGTTTAGAGATAGAGGAAAAAAATTAAACAAATTAAAAAATAAGTATTATATTTGCATACTAATACACTACAAAATGTCAAGAAATTTTTTATTAACAATACGGAGTGCTGAAAGTAACTTTTATAAGTTGCGTGCTAGTAGTGTGGCTAAGGCACTCTTTTTATTAAACACACTACAATATGGATACTCTTAAAAATCGAAAACAATTCAAGTTCTACAGAAGTTATTTTGACATAATTTCTGAACTAGAAAATGATAATGATAAGCTAAATTATCTACTTTCAATATTAGAATTTCAGTTTAATGGAATAGAGTTACCATTGAAAGGAATGGCTAAATTTGCCTTTAAATCTCAAAAGCATTCATTAGAAAGACAGCTAAAAGGCTTTATTGATGCTACTTCTAACGAAACCCCCTTAGAGACCCCATTAAAGACCCCCTTAAGGGGTGCTGATAGCATACCCATAGAGCAGACCCCTTTAGGAATAATAAATAATAAAGAAGTAATAATAAAAGATAAAAAAGAAAGTGAAATAATAAAAGATTGTAAAAATAATGTTTTCACTGAATCTTTAAATGATTCTAATAAATGGATTGAACTTTGGGAACGCTGGAAAAAATATAAGTATGAACAGCACAAAGATAAATACAAAAGTCAGGATTCAGAAAATACAGCAGCTAAAAAACTTTTGCAGTATAGCAATAATGATTATTCAATAGGTTTGCATATTGTAGAAAAATCAATAGCAAATGGATATAAGGGTTTTTTTGAAATTAAAAAACATGAAATGGAGTTAATAAAACCAACGGAGTATATAAAAAAACCATTCGTATCTAACAATCCTTATTTTGCGCTTTGTGATTCACAACCTAGCTTAAGTGACCGATTAAAAAAACAACAAAATGAGCCAGAGTATTAAGATAAAAAAAGTAGGCTCAGATAGAATCTTTGAGATTGATATTCATAAGCAAGGTGAGAATGCACAGCCTTGTCCTGACTGCGCAAATGATAGGAGAAAAAAGAGTGCAAAGTCATTTAGTTACAATGCCGAAAAAGCTCAAGGATATTGTAATCACTGCCAATCTCGATTCCATGAATACAAGCCATATTCAAAAGAGGTTATTTATGAAATTCCAAAGTTTGAAAATAAAACTCAGTTATCTGAAAAAGCGGTGCAATATGCGCACTCTCGAATGATTAATAGTGAAACCATTATTAAAATGCAAATAGCCAGTGCGGAAGAGTTCATGCCGCAATCAAATAAGATAGAACGCTGTATTTGTTTTCCTTATTTTAGGAACGGTGAACTTGTCAATGTAAAGTATCGAGATGGCAAAAAAAACTTCAAGCTATCTAAGGGAGCTGAATTGATATGGTATAATTATGATGCTATAATAAATGCTAAAGAGATTATAATAGTTGAAGGTGAATGGGACGCACTTAGCTTTATTTCAGATGGATTTGAGAATGTTATATCAGTTCCTAATGGAGCGAACGTCGGCAAAATGAGCTACCTAGATGAGACCATAAACCTATTCGACACTATTGAAAAAATATACATTGCAGTTGACAATGACGAAAAAGGATTAGAATTAAGAGCTGAATTAATAAGACGTTTTGGATTTGAGAAATGCTACATAGTAGAGTTTAATGAGTACAAAGACGCTAATGATTGCCTAATGAATAACGGATATGGAGTCTTAAAAGAGTTCATTAACAAAGCGAGAGTCCCAAAAATAGAAGGCATATTAGAAGCTGAAGACTATCTGTCCGACATTATGGACTTATACGAGAAAGGAATGCAGAAGGGAAAAATTACAGGTTTAAAATGGTTAGATACTTTAATCACATGGGAGACTAAAAGGTTAGCAACGTGGACTGGAACACCTTCATCGGGCAAAAGTGAGTTTGTGGATATGGTAAATTGTAAGCTAAACTTTGAGCATAATTGGAAGGTTGCATATTGGACACCTGAGAACTTCCCTACTCAATACCATTACTCAAAAATAGCAGAAAAACTAACTGGCAAAACATTCAAAAAAGACTTTTTAACCGAAGCTGAATTTTGGGAAGCGCATGAGTACATAGCTAAAAACTTCTTTTGGGTTAACCTAGACAATGATTTTACATTAGACAATATATTGGATAAGTTCAAATATCTTGTCAAAACAAAAGGTGTTAAGATATGCGTTATTGACCCATTTAATAAATTGGAATACAGGCTTGGAGCTGGTCAAACTAAACTAGACTACATATCTCAAGTCCTGGATAAGATAATATGGTTTGCAAAAGTTAATGATGTATTAGTTCATTTGATTGCTCACCCTCGTAAATTGGAAAAAGATAAGGACGGTAAATTTCCGATGCCGACAATGTATGATATAGCAGGTTCGGCAGACTTCTGGAATAAAACTGACTACGGAATAGCTATGAGTCGAAAACAAGATGGCAATAGAGTATTTATAAACAAAGGTTCTATATCAGTTCAAAAAGTAAAGTTTAAAAATCTAGGTGAGCAGGGTATAGCAGACCATTGTTATAATTTTAAAAACGGAAGGTTTGAAGAAGACTACCAACCTAATGATGCTACGGTAAATGAAAGCTCAAGCTGGGATAATCACAATTGGATTACTGCAAAAAATATTGACCCATTTAACGATTAAAGCATTTAGTATTTTTAACTTACAATAAATAAATAAACACTAACTTTGTAAAAATTAATCACAATGAAAGAAGTCACAGCAGTAAACTGGTTAATTCATAAACTTATAACTGAAAATGAAGTTACGTTGAAAGGCGAGAATTATAAACTATTTGAATTAGCAAAAGAAATGGAAAAAGAGCAGATAATTGAAAGTTATAGAGATGGCAGAAGTGACCAACAATCTCAAGGAAGTAGGTTTTATAATAGAATGGCAGAACAATACTACAACCAAACTTATAAATCAGAATAATCATGAAAGGACAATATGTAATAATAGACCTACGAAACATGGAATTTATGAAAGATTATTGGGGGCATATAATACACTACGACACAGAAGAAGAAGCTTGTATTGTATGCGGAATGTATGAGTTTGAAAATGCTTGGGTGATGCAATTAATTTATAATCACACAGAAAAAGAAATAACATGAGTACAACATTCGGAATACCAAAAGAGCCTATTGATATAGAGCTAGGAGATGCAGATGGAATATACTACTACATCAACCCAGATATATTTGAGAAAGTATTTTTTAGAAGGTGCGGTAATAGTAGGTGGCTAAATGATTTAGCTAAATCTTTACCTGACGAAACAAAAGTATATGCATTAGATAACACTCAGCATGGAGTTTATACAATTGGAGATATTAAAGAACTAATGAAAAAATGGCAAAAGTAACAATTGAATTTAACACTATCGAGGAACAACACGAACTAGAGTTATGTATTAACGCCAGTAAATGGTATAGTATAGTTTGGGATTATAGCCAGTATTTACGCAATAGATTAAAGCATGAAGCATTATCAGATGACGCTTACAAAGCTATAGAAGAGGTTCGAGAAAAACTACATGAACTTCTAAACGATGAAGGATTAAAACTTAATTAAAACTAAACAATGGACTTAAAAATAAAAGAAATAATCGAGCAAATAAAGCTACTTAATGATAGCGACTTTGAGGCTGTCAATAACATAATAGACGAACAGGACATGAACGCAGAAACAAAGACACTAGCGAACTCTAACAGACGTATAATGACCTTATTTACTCAGCTGTATTGGCAGATAAGGCAAGAAAAAAATAGGTTTATAAAATAATATTTTGAAAGTCTGCAAAGGAACTGGTAGAGCTAAATTTAGTGGATGCGGAAAGCCATTAGAATATGCCGAGCGTGGTGGTATGAAAGTCTATTTTTCTAAATACGGATTAGGTACAAGCGGCTGCAAGTGTTTTTATTCATGGTTTGAAAGTCCTGAGCCTATTAAAAAAGTTTCCCAAAAGAGAAACTTAGAAAATAAAGAGTATTTGAAAGTTAGGAAAGTATTTTTACAATCATTAATGCTTTGTCAAGTTAATAGCTGCAAAGAATTGCCAACGGAAGTACATCATAAAAAAGGCAGAATAGGCAAACTATTGACCGATACTAGATACTTTTTAGGAGTATGCAGAGAATGCCATACTAAAATAGAATTAGAGCCGCTATGGGCAAAAGCAAACGGATATTCATTAAATAGATTAGACAAATGAAGCACAATGAAAGTAAATTACAGATAGCCTGTGTGAATTGGTTTAAGTTGCAATACCCAATGTACATTTTATTCTCCATTCCCAACGGAGGTCGCAGAACTTTGATAGAAGCAAAAATATTAAAAGCTGAAGGTACTATGTCAGGCGTTGCAGATTTGTTTCTAATGTACGGAAATAAACAACATAACGGACTATTTATTGAAATGAAGTATGAGAAAGGTCGGCAGTCAGACTCGCAAAAGCTATTCGAGCGCAAATGCAAAATATTTAATTATAAATACACTATCTGCTATACGTTTAGCGAATTTCAGAACACGATTAACGAATATATAAACAATAAATGATACTAGAAACAATATTAAAAGAACGCCAGGCGCAAGGCTATACAGTAGCTCAGATAGCTAAACTCATAGGAAAATCAGAGCCGACTACACACCGCTATCTATACGGTGAAGTCAATATAAGTTTAGAAGATACTTTGACTATTTGCGACTTTTTAGGAATAGAAATTGACCTTAAAATCAACCAAAAACAGCATAAAAAGAACTTTTTTCTACTAGCTAAATAAAATATTTTCAGTTTTATCTTATTATAAATCAACAACTTAGATATATTTAAGTTTTTTTAACTTGCATATATTTAAAGTTGATATATCTTTGCACCATAATTAATCACAAACTAAAATTAATCACAATGTTAAAGAATTTCACAAACAATTTAGAAGCTACTGCATACGGTTACGCCCTAGCAGCATTAATCACCTCAGAAACTGACTGGAAAGCAGAACCTACTATCATAGCAGTGTCCGCAGAAACTGATAGCAGAGTCAAACTTATAGTTAGTTATGTAGCTGGGTTAACCAATTACGGTCATGACGAAGACGAATGCGATGACATTATCGAGCTAACTACATTCCACTTTATAGACATGGATTCAATAGACCTAGTTACTGAACTTGATAAGTTAACTAATTTCTTTGAGGGTTTGACCTTTGACCCTGAATATAACGGAAAGGACGATACAGATTATAGATAACCTTTAAAAATAAAAGACATGAACGTATTCACACAAACATTAACCGAACTAGATAGCCTTATGGATAGCGCACAATCTATCATAGATAAGTATAAACCAGCTGACAAGCCATGCGATAAACTAGAACTACTAGAAGACATTCAGGAATACTTTGAGCGCAAAGAAAATCAAAAGTCAATGCCATTATGGTTGACAGTCAGAATCGAAAAAGTAATTAATCACAATAAAACCAATTAACAATGAAAAATTTATTTAAAGCATTAAGCGAATTTCAAAACGAAGTACCAATTATTCACAAAGGAACGCAAGGTTATGGCTATTCATATAGTGACTTGCCTACTATCTTTCCCGTCATTAATCCGCTATTAAAAAAGCATGGGTTAGGATTTACACAACTAGGTCAGGGAACGAGCCTTAAAACGCTTATATTCCACATTGAATCAGGCGAAACTATTGAAAGTATATTTGACATTCCGCAGGGAGTGCAATTATCTAAAATGAATGACTTTCAAGTTCTAGGTTCGGCAATAACTTATATGAGACGTTATGCGCTTAGTTCGGCTTTAGGAATCATAACTGACAAAGATACTGACGCTGGAGGTGAGCAAATAAAAGCGGATATTGATAAAAGAATATCAGCGTGCAAAACTCAAGGCGACCTAACTAAGTTATTCAGTGAGGTCAACCCAAAAGATGCAGCTACAATAGAGAAGTTCACTAAACGTAAATTAGAACTAAGTAAAAACAATTAATTTAAACAATAAAATCAAACAAAATGACAATAGAAAAAGTATTAGTAAGTCCTGCAATAGCAGAAATTTTTTTATCTAA